GGAAGTTTACAAGATAATAACATCTGGGGTAATATTAATTTTTATAAGTATCATTTAGAAGATTAACAACATGAAAAACACATTACACAAAATAATTATTAAAACATTTATAACGCTATCTTTTATTAGCGTTGCATTTGTTTTGTATGCCTCAATTAATTTATTAATCAATTTATTTTAATTATGAAAAAAAGAACAAATTTTGAACTATTAAAAGCACGTTTACAAGTCACCGACTTTTATTATAAACTAAACGAAGAACAAAAAAAAGAATGTTTAAAAGCGTTAAAATATGCGGGCATCCCGATTAAAGAACTAACAAATGAATTTAGTTTAAACATGGGCACAGCTCATATTATTTACAGCAAAAGAGAAACATTAAAAAACATATTTAAAAGCGTTATTTTAAGCAATACATTTATAAAAGTATTTGTTTATACATCAGCTTTTATTTTATGCCTATTATTAACCTTAGAAATATAAAACAATGAAAACAACAAACAAACATTTATTAAAGCTATCAAAAGAGATAGCACAAAAAGAACTCAAAGAACATTTAAAACT